CCAGTTTATCTTTTTTCCGATGGACGGATTCCTTTGAAGAGTCCATCTCCTTTCCCAAACTGGGTTGCCTTTAATGGTTTTACGTGCTACCGAGTAATCTGCCAGCCAACTGGTTCTAGTCATCGGTGGGGATACTTGTCTAGTTCTTATCCTTAAAAGAACTTTAGCATCCTAATGGTCCATTCTACTAGAGATTGCATCATGGTCATAATATTTGGTTACCTAGTGATAAAAATAAAGACAGAACCCTTTACCACTTTGCGATATTATGCACGAGGAGGGGTATTTACCTCTATTCATAGGTGTGTCGCCTTCATCAAAAGACAACCTATGTCTGTCTTGTAATTATTGATTCATATATTACGTAAAAATTTTGAATTGCTCAATCTTCACAAAATACGCAGCGACCAGCGTTTATTAAAGGTCGCGTCGCACCTTTGAGGTCTGATGACGGAAAGAAATTAGACAAAGTGTTATCCAAACTTACTCTCTTAGAGGAACGCGAGAAGGCAATGGAGAAAATATTGGATGAGAAGAATAAGAAGAGAAACGCTCAGATTAAACAACAACAACAACAGAGCGCGGAGTCACGAAAAATAGCTGTTCAAAAGAGTAAGAAATTATCTCGTCAACGATATTTTGATCGAAAGGCACTTGAACAAGAAGTTTATAATTCAACACCAATGAATTACACCCCGAACACTTATCCTTATGCTGGTACAGCCGATACTGGTAAAAGACAGCTCATTCGAGCTGATAAAATGGGTGCAAAGGAGTTACGTGGTTCACGTCAGGCTTTAACCAAACCTGGAGAAGATTTTCTTATGTGCGCTTTCGCACCAACGGATTTCGCTAATATGAGTTTGGATGGTATTCCAGATGATTACCGAGGTCTTAGTTTAGTAAAGCAACATCGCTCAGTCGGCGCTGGGGTGATGGCTGCTAATCTTGATACTTATATTATTCTAGCTCCAACGCCAGGGTTTGCCTATTGGCAGGCTACAGTTGCAGCTGGAACCCCAATATTAGCATCAACTGTTTTTAATGGTGTACCTTTTAGTGATTTTACAAATTTATTTGGAAGCGTTGGAAGTGCTGCGGATACTGTAACGAAGTTTCGCTATATTTCTAATCACTTGGAAATTATTCCAACGGTTAACCAAATGAATTGGACAGGCAATATACAAGCTTGGAAGTTTCCTCTTGCTTTGACCATGCGTACGGCTTCGACAACCGCCGTTACTACGTTCAATCTGAGGTCTTTAACAGGTTTGCAGGCCTTAAATGCAACTAATGCTAATCAGTATACAGCACCTTTTAACCTAGGGTGTTACACTGCTGCTTATAGTTCTAATTGTGAGTTCAATTACAATGATGTTATTGAAAATCAAGTTAATGTTCCTAACACTCTTGATCCTGATAGTGATTTTGGAACCTTCGCGACAAATGGCACTGTTTCATGCTTTCCTGGCTTAGATAATGGATTTAATTCTGTTGTCATAAAAGTTTCAGGTGTCGGTGCAAATACACTTGATTCATACATTATTAAGACTTGGGCTTGTGTCGAGTACTCAGTACTCGCAGGTACAAGTATCTACGAATATCAAACTATTTCACCAACTGATAAAGTTGCTATGGATTTATACAGAAGTATAATTTTATCGCTTCCTGTCGGTGTTTCATTTGCTGAAAACGCTTCTTTTTGGAGTCGTGTTCTTGACATTATAAAGACCGTTTCAGGAGGCCTAGTAGAATTACCTGGTCCATATGGTTTATTGGCTCGTGGCACTAATTTAGCTGCTACGGGGCTAATGCACTTTACTGATAATTCGTAAAAACGTTTCACACACGCGTAGTTGTGTACATTCTTCAGCTTGATAACTGAAGTCTTATGGTATCCTCAGTGAGGCGCCCTAAATATCACTAGAGTAGTATTGCAGTAACTATTCTAGTTCATGCTACTGCAATCCAATTTTGGGTATGTAGCACGAACTGCATTCCCAATGGCGC